CCGTACTCGCGCACGGTCAGTGTGCGGCCGGCGACCTCGATCTCGCGTTCGGGGTGCAGGATCTGCAGATCATCTGCCCCTTGCGCAGCAGCGGGGCCGGGCTTGGCCTTACGTTCTACCTTGCGCCCCATGTCAGGCGCCCTTCTGCACGATGCGACCGAAACCGCCCAAGTTGGCGTCGGCGGCGTTCAAGGTGTCGTACAGCACGCTGCCCGTGAGCTGGAAGTTGCCGTACTCGTCGTTGATGAGTGCCAGGTCACCGACCGGGTCGAACTTGCAGCGGTACAGGGTCACGATCACCGGTTCCTGATTCTCGGTGTTGATGCCGTCCAGCAGGATGTAGCGTTCCGGCGGTGGTGAGGTGAACATGGTGTAACCGGTGGCGACCTCGGAGGCATACGCGGCCTTGAACGGCTGGGTCTTGCCGGTGACATTCAGCAGCTCGATCAAGCCAGCCGTTGGAGATTCGATACGGTAGTCCGTACCCAAGACCAGCTCCGCAGGCGTGGTGGCACTGTCGGTGAGGACCACCGAGGAGACGAACTGACGGTCCAGCTTCACGAAGTCGCCGGCCTTCAGATCGCCCTCAAGGACTTCACCGGTCACCGTGTCGGCGGGCAGCTCGATCTGCGAGGCCCAGATCGCCGCAGCGATGTTCTTCGGCAGCCACTCGTCGTAGGTGATGTTGACGGTGGCGGTCTTTCCGCGCTGCAGGCGACCGTACTGCAGACGGTTGCCCGAGAACGACTCCGTTGTATTGGTGCTTTCGGTGGCCATCTGCAGGGTCAAGACCGGTACGTTTCCGGCCCACACAGGGCGGCTCAGCTTGCCGTTGGGCAGGCGCTCGCCGGCCCAGACCCGACCCTGGAAGGAAAACAGCGACATGATTTACTCCTTGGCGGCGGGAGCCGCATCTTGAGTTTCGACCGTGATCTTCTGGTGCTGGACCAGGAAGGCCTTGTCGAGGGTGTTGACGTAGATTTCGGCGCCGGCCGGGTATTTCGTGCCAGCGTGCGTGTGATGAGCGGTGAGTGTCACCTTCTCCTCCTTCGGCACTGGGACGACGGGGGCGTCCTGTTTCTTGACGGGTGTGCTCATGAGGTTCTCCCGATGGCGTGTTGGGTCTGATAGAGGTCGGTCCAGATCAAAACGGACGTGTCGTAGTCCACGGGTTGCCCATGGATGAGTTGGCAGTCACGGGCTCCCTCCAGACCAGGCGGCACCCAGCCGATCAGGGCATCCCGCACCTGTCCCAGTACCGGGCGCAGATCGTCCATCGCGTTCTTGCCCTTGTTGTCCCGGTAGTTGCGGGTTGCGACCACAACACCGAATCGCACCTGGACCATCTGCCGGGTCGCTGCGCCGGCCGCTCCAGACGAGCGCGGCATCGGCGTTTCCTCGGCGAGGATCACGTAGGCGGTCGGTGTCCGGAAATCGCGGACCGCCTTGATGGCAGCAAAGTCCGCCGCACCGCCGACACTCTCCAAGACAGCTACCTGATCCTTCAGGCGCTCGATGATCAGGTTGTGATCGAATGGAGCGCTGGACATGTCAGAAGTCCTTCAACTGATCGAGGCTGAAAGTTCGGCCCGGAGTCACCACCTGGGGAGCCCCGCTGGTGGAGTTGGCCACCGGGTCGTCCTGCCCCAGGGAGAACTTGCCCTCGGCGGTGAGCTGCAGGAATTTCAGGGCGTCCCGGTAGTCACGAACGATCGGGTCTTTCTCCGCGCCTTCACCCAATCGGTCCTTATGCAACAGGTAGCGCGTGATCGCCCGGTGCCAGCCGACCACGATGCCAAAGCGCTGTTGCAGCGGCAGGTAACCACGCTGCTGCAGGAAACCGTCGATGAAGGACTGGGCATCGCTCACCGCACTGTCGATGACCTCTACAGCAGCGTTGCCGACCTCGATCTCCTCCGGCGTCCACTGGTCCACCGGCAAGCCGCGCAGCAAGGCATCGAGCAGCTCGGTCTGGACCGCACGGTACTGCTGAGGCGTCGCGGCCTGGGACAATTCTTCCGCCCCAGGCCGTTCGGCCAGCTCCGGTAGCGTGATGTACACGGCCACCTCAGCAGCCCTCGGGCTGAGCGATGGCGCGTACCAGGGCCATGACACCCGTCTGGATATCGGTCTTGGCGATCGCAGCCCAACGGGCGGGTTCTGCTTTCAGGAAGCGGCTGTATTCCTCAGAGGGAGCCTCGAGGCCTAACGCACTCTGACACTTCACCAGGTGTGCAGAGACTTCACGCTGAAGCTCCAGCAGCTCAGCCCCCTTGGCCTTGACGCGGTTCATCAGGTCGATGTCTTCCTGAGTCAACTCGCGATAGCCGCAGATTTTGCGATGTTGGTTGTCCATTACTGCATCTCCGACCTGACCGCACCAAGCGACAGCAACTGAGCAGCCTGGGTGCTATCCAGGTAGATCGGATCACCATGGGTGTACGTCTCCCCGTCATGATCCAGACGCTCGCGCTGCACGATGAAGCGGTCCTTGAGGCCGGCGGCCAGATCCACCCCGATAGTCCGGCCCAGCTCGCCGCCGCGCGACTGAATCGCCAGTTCGTAGCAGGCTGCAGCCAGCGCTTCGAGATCCTCCTGGACCAGATCTTCCAGATAGGCCAGCGAACCGTCGCTGAGCAGCACCTGGTAGCGCCCGTCATCGTCGGCGATCCGCAAAGGCGATTCCGCCGCTTCGGGATTGACCACCCCATCTTCATCGCCGGCCGGCATGACCACCTTCTGCGCCTGAATGGCAGCGACGAGCTGCTCGACCGGCAGCGTGGCGGCGTCCTGGATCTCCAGGTCGGCACCGATCTGCCGCAGTTCCGCTTCCGGCAGTTCGGCGAGCGGAACAACAGTGCCGTCCTGGTGTTGAACGCCGGCCAGTTGGCCGTCGATCAGGTTCTCCTCCACCGGCGGCTGTGCGCCGGTATTGGCAGGTGCGGCAGGTACAGCCGCTTTGTCCTTGTCGTTACTGGATTTGCGGGCCATGAACACAGACTCCGAGGGGCGGCCAGAGCGGCCGCCCGGTTGAAGGTTAAGCCGCGACGGCGTTTTCGAAGAAGAAGCCGAGGTCCGGTGCGGTGACCAGTTCCTTGACCGACTCACCGACACGGACGCGCTGGCCACCGCGCAGGCCGATGTTCGGGTCGGGGATCGAACCGGACACGCGATCACCCCACTGGGCGGTCAGGCCGAAGGTGGTGCCGTTGCGGGTGTCGGCCAGGCGATCGCGGTAGATGAAAGACGCGTGCGGCCCCCAGGCGCGAATCAGGTTCGGGTTCTGCCCCGGCCGAGCGATGTTCAGCCGCGCTTCGCCGATGTAGATCGCGTCCAGTTCCAGCAGCTCCTGCAGGAAGGCCATCGGCACCATGCCCTCGTCGCCGAGGGAGCCGTTATATGCCTTCACGATCTTCGGGTGACGGCGCAGGATGGTGGCGGTGCGACGGCCCAGCACGCCGATGTTCGGGCGCAGGATGACGCTATCCAGCGCATCGGTGATCACCGGCAGCGGGTTGCTGGTCGGATCACTCCACTGATCTGCACCGGACAGAGTGGTCTTGTTGCCCGCGGCGTAGCTATTGGGGCTGAAGACCAGCTTGGAGGTCCGGGCCTCGCGATCGAGCAGGATCAGGTTGGTGGTCTGCTCGGTGGCATGGCCGAGGGGGTTGTAGTTCGTCGGTGCGTTGTCGATATCCGCCTGCGGCACCGGGGCGTCCAGGCCGTGGTCCTCGGTGCTGCCAGTTTCGTCGGTGGCACTGAACTCCACCTCGTTCGGCTTGGACTTACGGCCGACCAGGGTTTCCGGGACGGTGAAGCCCTGGGCGAGGTCGTACTTCCAGAACTTGAATTCCTGCTTGCCGACCGGTACGCGCGGCAGAACCTCGTCTGCGATCATCCGGCCATTGCGGTAGGCGATGGCGATCGCCGTCAGTTCGGGATCGATGGGAAATGGTGCATTGCTCATGGGGTTGCTCCTGCGGCTACCGGCAGAATGGCCGGGGCGATGTAGACGGAACCGATATCACCCGCGACGCCGCTGAGTTCAGCGAAGCCGATGATGTAAGTGGTGGCGGCCGGCGGCAGCGTCGCGGCAACCGCTCGCCCCTGGGCGTCGGCCGTCAGCGCATCACCGCGGGTGACGTTGCCGCCGTACTCGACCGGCGCCAGGTCGGAGCGGATGACGTCGAAGACCGCGTCGGGAGTGGCGGGAATCTCGGTGCTGATGCCAATCAGCAGCGCAGTGCTACCGGCAGCCTGAGCAGCCAGGCCGTCCGAGCTGCCATGGATCACGATACGGCGGGCGGCGATGGCGCCGCTGGCACGTTTGGCGGTGATGAGTCCGGGAATGTTCATGGCCTACTTGGCTCCCTTGGTGATGTGGGTAACGGCCTCGGTCGTGCTGATATGGCGTCCAGCCTGCCGCTGTTCTTCCTGATAGCTCTGCGCTCGCGCTGCAATGGCGTGAGCACTGCCGAAGCTCAGGTCGCCGCCGTCGCCGGATTTCTCGGAAAAGTCCACCTGCTTGGGCAGTTCGGCCAGCAAGCTGCGCAGCACCTCGGCCGCCGGCTTGGTGACCTGGCCGTCGCCCTCGGCGAACTCCAGGGGGGTGTCGGCAGGCAGACTCACCAGCAGCTCGATCACCGGAGCCTTCTGGCGCGGCAGCAGGCGGCCGGCCTTGACCAGGCCTTCGGCGAACTCGGTGACCTCGTTGCGATGTTCCTGGGCTTTTTGCTGGGCCACCTGTGCTTCGCGGGTGGCCAGCAGTTGCTCGCGCTCGTCGAGCTGGCGTTGGCGCTCCTGGAGCGCAGCTTCGTCAGGCATGGTCGTGTCCTGCTGTGATGGGTGAGAGGTCCGGTCAGCCTCTGCCGCTGACGCGGAAGCACCGTCGGATGGGGTGACGGTGCCCTGCGGCTCTTCCGCAGCGGCGGCAGAGGCTGCTGCGGCGTCGACGCCTTCTATTGCGGGTATTGCGGGTTCGGAGAACGACGCCTGGGCACTGGCGCCGTGGGTGACTGCTCGCCGCGCGTCCTCCTCGATCGAGGACAACTGCCATTGTGGGATGAGCTGGTCGGCCCGTTCGGCGCCTTCGCGCTCGACGAAGAAGTCACGCAGGCGGCGCAGGATCTCTGTCAGAGCCGTCACCGCGTAGGGCGCTTCCGCGAACTCGATGGCCAGGGCGCCGTCATCCTCGGCGAAGTTCAAGGGAGCATCGGGAATGCCTTTGATGGCCGGCGGCACGGCACCGAGGAAGCCGATATGGCGCAAGTAGTGCTTGCCCGGAACCGGGTTGCCTGGTGAGTCCGGCAGGTACACCGAAGCGCTGCGCTTCTTGTACATCTTGCGGTTCGCGGCTTCTGCGAACTCGGGTACCACCTGGTGCGGCTCGGCATAGAGCATGCCCTCGCGCACCTCCAGGCCCTTGGCCCAGCCGTAGGCCGGTGCATTGAGCTTGGGGTGACCGATGACGAGAGGGGCCTCGCTGAGCGCCGGATCGTAGGTCGAGGCGATCTCCTGCAGGATGGCCTCGGTGAACTCCACCGGGCGACCATCGAGAGCGACGTGCCGGCCGGCGGGGAGGATTGGCAGAGTGGCGGTTGGCTTTTTCATGCCGCCCAGAGTGAGGCGGCGTGTGTGCAGGGGCTTTTCGGCGGACCGAAAATTGGTGACTGGGGTATCTGAGGCTGTTTTCTACGAAAGCACGCGACATCGTTCCCTGGCAAGCCCGATGAGCGTGTTTATAAACGGTCTAGGCGCTTCGAGAGGCGTCGATACGGGTTGTCGGCGCGCCACGGTAGCACTAAACCGGCGTTCGCGCGTGTAGGGCCTTTCAGGCGCGTTCGCGGAGCGCGCGCTGCAGATAGCGCTCTACCCGCTGCAGAATGGTGTCGTCGTCTTGGCTAGACGTCCCAAGCCATGGCCGAGCCGGCATCTGGATTGTGTAGGGTCCGATCTGCACGTCTTGAGCGAAATTGCTGCGCCTTCTGGGCACGAACTCCCGGCCGACTTCGCCAGTCCGTTCATTCTGCCGGAAGTACACGGTGCTGCTGCGTGCCTGGCGCTGGATTGTCCCCCCGAAATGATGAATGGCTGCGTAGGGACGATCGCTACCAAACAGCAGCTCGCTACCGTCCAACTGGTAGCGCAGCAGGTTGCGCAGGTGGCCGTCGAGCGTGAGGATCTTGTCCCGGTTCTTTCGCTTGCGCCGCAGGTAGGCCGGCGACAAGGACTGCCAGGGCGTGCCGTCAGGCGATACCTGGGCCTGGAATCGACGGCGATGGATGTTGAGCAACAGCTCCCCGATATCCTGCAGAAGCCCGCTCGGATCTCCCAGCGCTGCACTGCCCGCGTTGAGCACGTCCAGTGCTCGCCGTCCGTCCCATTCCAGGGTGATGCCTGCCATGCTGCCTCCGATCGGTTATAGTGAGTTGACGTTGTGGGTGCCCTGGCGGCCGGGAAATCGCCAGTTCCGGCTCGGGGGCCTACACGGCGCCTGCACGGTGGAGGTGGCGTCCACCCTGGGCACTCACAGCGCTCCCTCCAGCACCACCAGTTTCCCTGCCTTGACGTCCTTTGCCACGTCCGCCCAGTCGATCAGCGATCCAGATCGGACGGAATTGGTCGCCTCGCCCCCTTTGAGCTGGAAGTTCACCAGCACCGCAATCTTTCCCGCTTCCCGACGCTGTGCAGCGAACGTGTAGATCAGGGTGTTGGACTTGGCGTCGAGCAGCACGGCCTGCGGCTGAGCAAGGATCTGCGGCAGGGTCGCTAGCTCGGCCAGTGACAACGCCTTGGGCAGTCCTGCCGCGGTTGTCGCCATGGCTTTCGCATCGCGCAGCACATGCAGGATATCGCTGTCGCCCACGCTGATGACTGCCGTGCGGGCTTCCACGCCAGCTGCGCTCATGCCCTCAACGGTCTGCGGTGACAGCGTGCCGACGTGGACCCGGCGGCCACGACGGACCGGGTCATTGGCGACGCTATCGAGCCAGCGCTCCCAGTCGGCTTGAATGGCGGTGGCCACCGAGCGGTTCTGCAGAAGCTGCTGGTTGAGTTTCGCAGCCGGTTCGGGTGGCAGCGGCGTGGTCTTCTGCAGGGCGCCCTGGACCAACTGTTCGAAGTTGCTCCGTCCTGGCGCGTAGTCCCAGCCAGGGTCGATACCTTCAGGAACCTCGACAACCTCGCCCCGGTAGGTCAGCCGTCGCATCTGGCTGCTCGGAGGCTCGTCCGGGCCGTCCTTGCCCAGCGATGCCAGCTCGTCCTCCGCGTAGGCGCTGACTGAGCACTGGCATCCCCAGCCATTGGGCGGATAGTGCGTTCGCCACCAAGGATTGTCGGCATGGATCACCAGGCCGTCCCAGGCCAGGTGCAGTTCGCGGGGATGTTCGACGGCATCGCTGTGGTTGTACATCCAGAACGGTCGCTCGCCCTTGACCGCCTGCAGCTGTGCATAGCGTCCAGCCGCATAGCTGGTGCGCAGGTTCGTCTCGTAGATCACTCGCGCCCGCCAGGCTCGGCCACCCTCCGGCTCCCATTCGTAGTGGTCCAGGACCGCGTCGTAGTCCTTGCGGAACTCCGCCAGGGTCATGCCGTCACGGATGGCCTGATCGATGATGGCTTGCAGATCCGCCACCAGGTCGGCGCGATTTGCCCCGGCGCTGACGAAGGACTGGTCGTTAGCCGCGCCACGGATCGCGTTGTAGTCAATCGACGGATGCTTGGCCTGGAAGAAGCGGATCTGCTCCTGGAAGGAGAGTCCGCCGTATGCGGCGCGGGTGGCCATCAGATCTGCTCCCGTCCATCTAGCTCTTCCTGGACGTCATTACGTCCGGCCAGGTGAGCTGCCTCCAGCCCCTCGGCCATGGCCTGGGCGTATTGATCAAGACTGAGCTGGGGAGCTAGATCGAGCAGGCGCTCGCGCAGATCTTCCAAGCTGCTTGCCTGCTCGATGAGCGTGCGCAGTTGGGTCGTCCAGTTGCCGACGACAGGCTGCATCGCTTCGGCCAGCTGCGGCGCCATCGCCGCTGCTGGGTCGGACGGCTGATCGCCCTCGGCGAACTCGGTGGAAGGCGTCGGCGCCGTGGCCTCGGCCTGGGTGGACTCAACTTCGACCCCATAGGTCTCTTGTACGTAGCCGCGGGTCGGCCTGAAGCCTGACATGCGGAACACCTTTTCATCCCGCTCGGCCTTGGCGGTGATGTCTTCTGGCTCTTCGATCACGCGATACACCCGTGGCGGCTGCGCGCCGGGGAAGTTCCACTCGGTCAGCCAACGGGCCGGGCCGAGGTTGAACGACTCGCAGATTAGATCCGCGTCGGCCTTCACCAGGTCAAGGCGAACATCGGCCTGCAAATCATCGTTGCCCAGACGGCCGGGGGTGCCCTGGGTACTCGCCACCTGGCCGAGCCCGACCTTGGCGATGGTCGCGTCCATCGTGTCATGCAAGGTCTTGTAGTCGGCGGTCCCGGAGCGCCCGGCTTCCAGCAGCTCCGCCTGCATGCCGGCGGGCATGATGATTGCCGAATCAGTCTGTATGGCATGCAGGGCCGCCAGTAGCTTGGCCTTGTCCTCGGGGGTGGCGGTCTTGTCGTCATAGCGGCCGACCGCCGTGGGCATACCGAACTTGTCCAGGAAGATCAGCCAGAACTTGATGCCGTTGCGCTTGAAGAACACCGGCCAGTACAGCCAATGGGCCAGGCCCAGTCCATAGGGCTCATCGTCGTTGTCGGCGCCGGTCGAGAAATGCCAGAAGTAAGGCGCAGGGCACGGCTCCCCCTCGAACATGTTGTTGGGGGTGAGCAGGCGCAGGCCGCCGTCCTGGTCATAGCGGAAGCGCCGACGGTTGCGGACTTTGATCGCTTCCAGGGTGATGTAGCGGTCGTCGCGGCCGTAGATCAGCTCGGATACCGCGTAACCGTAGAACACGCCGAACAGCATCTTGCTGGTGACGCGGTCCCAGCCCACGCGCTGCAGCTGCTGCTCCAGGTGCTCTGCCGCAGCCTGGTCGATCGGGCGATCACCGCCGGCTTCCACCTTCCACTCGCGGCTGACTACGGCCAATTGCCGCTGGCCCCAGACAGTTTTCACCTGGGCATCGCTGAGGATCTCCTCGTACACCCGCAGGTCGTTGCCGCCACGGCGCTGCAGGATCGAATCGTTGGGCACCTGCAGGCCAGAGATAAAGGGTCGAGTGATGTCGCGGCCGTCGCCACTGGTGGCGATCTCCCGGCCAAGGGCGGGCTTTTCCATCAATAGCCTCCAAAGTCGTTATTACCGCGCACCGCGCCGAAGCCGTGCGGCACGATGATTCCCCCCGGAGTGGAGACGTAGTCATTGAGCTGCGTCCGTGTGCCGGCGGACTGATAGTCGATGGGCATGTCGACCAGGCCGGAAGCAGCATGGATCGCCAGACCCAGCGCCCAGAACTCGTCGGCATGGCCGTCAGCAGTGCGCTCCGCAGTGAAGCGGATGTTGCCCGCAGCCGTCGTCTGCTTGGTGACCTCGCGCAAGGCGGCGCGGATCTTCGGGTCATAGGGGATACGGACCTTGTGGTCCTCCATGGCGCCGCGGATTGGGTAGGCCAGAGCCTCCTTTACTCGCGGGGTGAAGGTCACAGCCTCGACACGGTGCTCGCCGAACTGGTCCTGAGCGTCGTCCGCCCAGCCGATACCCAGGCCGGTGGCGTCGATGCAGATGCGCTCACAGCGCTGGAACCAGGGCCAGAGGATCGCTTCCTGGGCGGACTTGCGCATGTTCTGCAGACGCTCGACGTGGCGCGTATAGAGCACATCGCCGAGCAGCTCCAAGATCCACAGGACGGTCAGGTCTTTCTTACGCCCAATGTCGACGCCTGCGAACAGTCGGCCGCCCTCGGGCTGCTGCCAGTTAGCGGTCTGCGGGTATTCCGCGGAGGCAATCAGGTCGTACTCCAGGAAGGCCACGTCGTCGTCGGCCGGATTGCACATGTACTCCTGCTGGAAAGACTCCTCGTCAGCACAGCCCGCCCGGATGAAGTCGAAGTACTGCGCCTCATCCATGCCCTGGATCTCATCGTCGGCCGGCAGCATCTGCTGCAGCTTGAAGAGGAACCCCTGGTTGAGGGCATCCTGCAGGGTGACCGTGTGCAGGCTGATATTCTTCGGATTGCCGCCCTCTACGATCTCGCGCACCAGCTGGTTGAAGAAATTCTGACTGCCCCGGTGGGTGGAGATGATCTCCATAGCGCCACCCCAGGTGATGCCCGGATAGGCAATCGACCATAGCTTGCGGGGATCGGGGTGCAGGGCGAACTCGTCCAGGATGCGTCCGCCGCGCTTGCCGGCCTGCGCGTCCGGGTTGCTGGACATACTGTGGATACGGCGGCCATTGGCGAACTCCAGGACGTAGGCCGAGATCTTGTTCTTCACGTCGATGACGATCTCGCCCAGATCCTTGGCGGCCTGGTTCATGATCCCCGCCCACATCTTGCAGTCTTCAAGGAACAGGCGCGCCTGCAGGTCATCACGGCTGCTCACCCATTGATCCACTCGCGCGGACTCGGCAGCAGTGCGCTCACCGGCAGCATAGGCGGTGGACCAGGACAGGCCGATCTGCCGGGACTTCTGCATGAGCTTCAGGCGGCTCGGATCGGTGATCCATCTGCTCTGGTACGGCAGGAAGATCGCATCGGGGTTAGCCGGGATGACCTTGGCATTGCCTTTGCGCTTCATCAGTTGATCCCCAGCGCTTCCCGGATCGCTTGCTTGGTCGCCTCGGTCACTCCGCCCTTGCTGGGCATCGCATCCAGCTTGGCCTTCTGCTCAGCGAGCAGCGCCTGGCGCGCGCGTTCCTCGGCCTCTGCCTGGAACTTCTTCAGCGTGACGCTGGAGCGCGTCAGCGTCGCGATGTTCTTTGCCGCTGACGCCAGCAGTCCGACGCGATCAGCCGGGTCCATCTCTTCATCACCAGCCTCCTGCAAAGAGATGATCGACTCGAACAGCTCGGACTGGATCATCGCCGTCAGTGCCTCGCTGCGTGCGTCCAGGTCGTCGCCGGCCTGGGCACGGATCAGCTTGGCCGCCTCGGTGCTGGCACGAATTGCCGCCAGCCGCCGCTCCAGTTTCTGGCCGTAGCGATGCACGGCTGCACGGCTGGGCAGCTCGCCGGCTTCGGCCTGGCTCGGGAACTGCGCCTGCAGGTCCGCGATCAGCTCGTCCAGGGTCATCCGGCCATCGGCCAGGCGCCCCTCGATGTAGGCCCGGACCTGGTCCGGTAGCCGGGAGATCGATGATTTCCGCCCCATGCGTCACCAGTACTTCTTGGGGCGAGCGATGCCGGGTTCGCAGTCGATGGTGTACTCGGCGACGTCAGTGCCATACCGGGTCAAATCGGCGAACCACTTGCCGGATGGTTCCTTGACCAAGGTCACCAGGTCACGGTCGGCCAAGTAGTCCAGCTCGCGGCGGATCTCCAGCGGTGTGGCGTCGGGGTACTCGCTCTGTGCGACCGAGAGGACCGGCCCCTCGTAGGCGCCCACCGGCCGAGCATTGTTCAGGGTCAGTAGAATCAGCCAGCGCAGGGCTTCGCGCCGGGTCTTGGCCAGGTCAATTTGCATTTTTTGCTCCCATCAGACTGCGCAGCTGCGCGTTTTCCAGCTTCACGGCCAAACCGTCGAGCTTCGCCTCGATCACGCTCTGGCCGCGGATATAGTCCTCGCGGCGGACGTACTGGATCGGCAGCTCCGCCTTCAGGCTCATCAGTTCTCGTTCAACGCGCTGCCACTGGTTGGTTTCTTCCCGCGCGGCCTGCTCGATGGCGTCCAGCCGGTAGGAGAGCTGTTCATGGTTCGCCAGGCGTGCCTGGTCTTGGCTTGCGAATCGCGAATCCAGGCTTTTCTGGATCTGGTTGAGCAGCAGCTTGCCGCCGCCCGCGCAGGCACCGAGGAAGGTCAGCAGCAGAGTGATCAACTGCCACAGTTCCAGCTCGACCTTCATTCCCTATTCCCCTTGTTCCAGTAGTGCGTTGAGCTGAGCGAGATTGCGAAGAGACCAGGCCCCGTAGTCCTGGGCAAAGGCCAGGATGTCCGCCGGAGTGACGCCGCTTTCCAATAGCTCGGCGTCAGAACCGGCGGCGGGCCAGGTCGCTGTTTGAGCGCCGGCGGAATCGGCGCGCGCTCCTGCGGCGGGCAAACCGGCGCCGAGGGCGGTGTTGAA